TGTACCAGTGACGCTTTCCGTCACCGAACCGGAATGCTGTCCAGAAGGCGCGATCCTGCCAGTATCGGCTCCATTTATTAATGGATTTCCCGCGAAGATCACGGATCTCTTTGATCCGGTGGCCTCCTGATTTCTTTTCTTCAGGAATCATCAAATACGTTAAGGACACCCTCCAAGAACGATCCAAAAATTGGTACGCACCTCTCGCTGATGATGTTTTGTTTGCTGCCCTGTAATTGAATCGGGACTCCTGATACATGATGCACTCCCGGAAATCTTCATGTTCGGGTGAGTGCCATTCGCCTTTATACAGGCTTGGCTGGTAGCCCAACCAGCGGGCTTTCTTGTCTACGCTGCTGGGTTCCGCTATGGCGGAGGTTGTGCTGAGTAGCAGTCCTGCAATTAATGCTGTTATGAAAATAAGTTTCTTTTGCATGGTTCTCCAATGCTTGAGGGTCAGGTCAAGTCTTGGCAATAGGCGGCTCCTCTCATCTGTTGGCAGATTCGTAGTTCACGAGACCTCCAAGGGTCGAGGAGCATCAACAGTTGTGAGTGCGAGGTGCTCCAGTTCCTCGCGGAGATCGACCATTTCTCGGATGGCATTTACAACGGCGTCCATGCCGTTCCATTTGTCGTCCTTGAAGTAGTACCAAGCACCCTTGCGGGTGATGATCTCCTTGACCACGCATAAAGAGGCAATCTCTTTAGCGAAGTCATATTCCCCGGGCGCACACTCGCCACCGTCGTCGAAATACATATCAACGTAGGCAACTCGATGCGGCGGGGCAGACTTGTTTTTTAGCGTACGCATGCGAATTCGCTGTCCAATGCGCTTCTTATTTCCGCTGGGACCTATGTCTATCCAGTCGTCACGCTTCACCTCGGTGCGGGTGAAGTAGGCAAAATCTTTCCCAACACCTCCGGGTGTTGTACGGGGATCTCCGTGCATGACGCCGATCTTGAAGCGCCACTGGTTAATCATGATCCCAATAATTGGGCGTTCAGACTCGGTTAACGACCTCTGCATTGCGGCGCCAACCTTGCGGAAGAACTTATTAGTGAGTAAAGCGCCTCTACCAACGGTCATTTCGTCCATAGACTTGGCAACTTCAGGAGACGGCGTGAGTGCAGGTAAAGAGTCGATAACGATGCAATCGATGGCTTTAGACTCCGCGAAGGCTATGCAGGAGTCGTACGCCTCCTCCATCACTGTGGTTTCAATAACGATCACGCGCTCTGGATCGACTCCACACTTTTCAGCCCACGAGGGCACCCACGGCTCCGCAGCCACCCAAACGGCTGTCCACTCAGGATCACGGTGCTGGTTCTCTGCAATAGTTTTAAGCGCCAAGAAGGATTTTCCATGGCTTGGCTCACCTACCAGTTCGTGCCACTGGTTTGCGGGCCATCCACCGCCAAGAATGTAATCAAAAGTTACCGAGCCAGTTGGGACTCGACCACCATGCTGGGTGATTGAACTGGCAACAACAGCAACATTGCCTCCCATCTTTTTGTTCAGTGCTGCGATGACAGATTTAGCGTCAGGGTTAATCATGTGAGTCTCCTTTAAGTGGGCATTCCTTGCTGAGGTCTTCCTTGGGTGTATCCGCATGAGTAACAGCGTGGTGCGACTGCTGACCCACTGTTGGAGCGGGAAAAAAACAAGTTGCTGCCACAGGATGGGCAGTTGCTGGACTCCATGCGTGCAGCCTCCCCGCCAGACCACTGCATCGATGCCTCGGCAAAGTTTTCAGGAGTGACTTGAATCCCGGGTGCGCTCTGCGGAGTGGGTCGAGGTGCGGGTGGTATGCGCGGAGGGGCTGGGGCGTGTGACGGAGGTGTTGAGGATGACGGTGTAGACGTGTCAGACTTCATCTTGTTCGCCCACCATGACGCGTTACTCATACGGAGTCACCGCGCAAACTTGTACTCGATGATGCCAAGGTCTTCTAACTGAGTGACCGTGGCTATCGAGGACGTGTAAGACGCGTAACGAATAATTGTGAGCATGTCGTTAACCTCGTCCTCAGAAACCATATAGTCCTCGTTGTGTGAAAATGATGTCAAAATGAGGGCCGCTGTAGTTTTACTAAACTCTTCAATGATTGGGTTTAGAGCGGCAAGCGCTTTCAGTCGGGCGGTGGACTCCGCACTGTCTTCGTCTAAGACGTCCTCAGGGGCTGGGACTAGGTCCAGCATGTCTCGTATCAGGGTCGGATTGAGCAGGCGTGTGTCAAGTGCGTACTTATAAAGGTAGTCGTCGACGGATAAAATGTGACTGAATACGACTCTTGGTTGCTTCTTCCTGTTTCTAAACTTAAATTTCATTTTGCCTCTCCCCACTTGTCAACTATTTTTACGTCTGCTACTAGCGGAACTTGAAAGAGATTGACGCCCTCCATCGCTTGACGGATTTGCTCGGCTGTCTCTTCGGACTGTTCTTGGGGAGTGGTAGTTACCAACTCGTCATGGACTGTAAGAATGATTCGCGAAGTGTCGGGAACCATCTGGTGTGCCCTGACCATTGCTATTTTCATGACGTCGGCCGCGCTGCCTTGAATTAAGGTGTTGAACGCTTGGCGCTCGGCTTTGCTGACGAGCCACCGCTCTTTGCTGAGCAGATCAGGAAGATACCTGCGGCGTCCGGTGATAGTTCCGACGTAAGGAACGGGAGTCTTGCTCCGCGCTCTTCTAATAGTTAAGTGCTTAAGTTTAGAAATGTTCTTGAATTTATCTGAGAACTCTTCGAGCAGTTCGGTTGCTTCCCCGGTGGTGCAGCCGATCTGTCGTGCAATCTTGTCTGACCCGACACCGTAAGCGATAGACAAGACAAGAACCTTGCCAGCCTTGCGGTCAACTCCCATGGTCTCGCCGATGGCGGTATAAATATCTCCACCTGATCGGTAAGTCTCAAGCATTACGGGGTCTTTAGAAAACGATGCGATCATTCGTGGCTCGATCTGGCTGTAGTCGGCGACGACCAGTTGGTGACCCTCTGGAGCAACAAAAAGATTACGGATTAGTTTCCCGTACTCGGAGCCCGGTGCGGGTACGTTCTGTAGATTGGGGTTGCGGGATGAGAAACGTCCAGTGGCTGCGCCTATCTGGTTGAAGTCTGTGTGTAGGCGACCACGGTCTAGAAGTGGCTCTTTAACTTGCCGAGTAGATTTTCCGTTAGTAACCCTTGTAACGACGCCACCCATGTATGGAGTTACGTAGGTTGTGAGCAGTTTATTAAGGTCTGAGTATGCAAGGAGTGCGTCGACAAGTTGATCGTTGCCCTTGTAAATTTCTAGAGCATCCGCGCTGACGCTGTAGTCGGCGATAGAGAGAACTTCCCTGTTTTGCTTTTTCTGCTTGCCTCCAAGGGTGAGTGACTTGGGCTGGAGCCCTCGACCACCCTCCTTCTTAGAACCATATAAAAGTCTTTGCTTTGTTGCTGTGGAGTTGATGTTGAACTCTTCACCAGCGATACGGTAAATACGGCCTTTGGACTCTTCGATGTCCTTTTCCAAGCGAACCTTGAGGTCAGATAAGGACTCGGTGTCAAGAAGTGCTCCCGCAAGCCGCATCTCTGTGACTACTCGCAGCACCTGCATCTCTAAGTCAAATACTTTAGAGAGGTTGTCTTTTTCAATTCTTTCTTTAAGAACTTTCCACGCCGCGACAGTGGCCACCACGTCGAGATGCGCGTACTTGGCGACCTCATCGAAGGAGTAACGCTCGATCTCCGCGCCTACCCCTTTGACCATCTCGATACCTGCGTACTGCTTGGCAACGTCTTTAAGTCCGTATCCAAAAGACTTGGAAGAGTCGACCTGAAAGGCTGCGATCATGGTGTCGAAATATGGTTCAGAGGGGACACCGTCTAAGTACTTGGTAACCGATCCCAGATCGAAAGCCAGATTGTGACCAATCTTTAGGTGCTGGTCACTTTTGAAAAGATCTGAAAGGTGTGAAAAAACAAAAGTTCGGGTCAACTGTGTAGGAGGCTCAGAAAATATCTTCACTTCCTTCTTAACATCGGTGGAGTAGTCCTGTGGTCGAATAGCAAGACCCTTCTCGACTCTCTTTGCAGCCGACTCGCGCAATGGGAACTGGGACTCAACGAAGTCTCCGTTGGGGTGGCCCATGGGCACAACCCATGACTCCTCGCCGTCAGAGATTGCAATCCAAGTGACGTTATTTCTCCACGGGTCACCACGATGGTCTCCAAGAGTTTCTACGTCAAAACAGAAAGTATCTCCTCGGCGCAGTGTTTCCAGCATCTCAAAAAATGCTGCTTCGTCTGTTACGACGTTCACAAAATCTCCTCAAATTGGTTTGAAATGGAGGGCAGGACGCAGATCAGGGAAGGGGGGTCTGTCTGCGTCCTGCCGTCCTAGCAGGCGCTTGCGCTGTTTAGCGGCTGCTGATCTCACGCGCTACACGGGTCATCTCGTCACGGGGGGCGAATGAGATAACGGTGGGCGTAAGAGGTTCAAACCGAGAGACTGTGGATTCAATCTCGTTAGCGTCGGCGCTCCAATCTTCGGAGAGATCGCGAGGCTTTACGGGAAGTACTGTGTAGACAGTCTTGGGACCGCGTCCCTGTCGGGACATCGACCAGTAAATTCGATCAAGTGGGCCAGTCTTTGGGTCCTGATCAAAAGCAGCCAGTTGGCGGGTCAACGTGGGGCTGGTCAACAAGATGTCAACGGCGGGCTCTTCGGCCGAAAGGTTGACGATACTGAAGGCAGCCTTTGGTCGCGGAGTGTCACCAATTCCACACAGTGGGCACTCTTCTTCAAGACACACAAATGACTTACGACCGGGGCGTTCAATCCAGTGCTGGCGAAAAACAGCGAAGGGAGTTGCGTCAAGGAACTTGACTAACTGGGGCTCCTCATCAAAGCGAAATTCCGTATTGAACTTACGGTCTGTTGACGCGGTCTTAAGAGCGGCAGCCCAGCCCGACTGAACTGCAGACGTGTGACTAGCAACAACGTCTTCGCGATCCTCTTCGAATACTTCTTCGTCAACATCAAGATTCATGTCGACACCGTCTGCAATAAAGTCAGAGGGATTTGAGACTTTCCTTTGTGCAACTGGCATGTTTTCTCCTAGGCAGTGTGTGCATTTGCAGTGTTGTTTTCGAGAACGTTCTTCCACCGTTCGTAAAGAACAATGGTCAGGTCGTGGTGCTCCCTCCACTCGACGCGGGCAGATCCCAAAAGATTCCTTTTGTGGAACTCCTCAATCGTGACCTCAATAATTTCCCGCGAATAAACTCGCTTTCCCGGGACTTGCTTCCCCGAGGTATTGGTGTACCCCGGAAGTCTGTACGGAGCGGTGGGAATGTATGACTTTCGTTCCCACAGGCGGATAGTTACGGTTGTTTTTCCCAGAGCCAGCGCCATAGCACCGGGGTAGTAGAAATCTCGCTCTTCACCGTTCAGAAGTTTTTTTACACACTTCCCGCGCCAGTCCTGTTCACTTTTTGTAGTGGACTCCGGGGTAATGCGACGCTTGACCTTGCTACCGGGGTAGTAGGTATCGACAGAGGACAGGAACTCGTCAACTTCGTTCACTACTTGAGCACCAATGCGTAGGTCACCTTTGGTGGATAAATCCTGTCGACATCATCCTCGGTAAGTTTGTCGTCATAGAGCGCTTCCATAACGCGGTCCTCATTCACGACGCGTACAAGTTCGGTGCAGTCATCCCACAGACCGTGAGCAACCAGCACCTCTTCAGCGTTGTCGTCATTAACTGCTCTAGCCACGCGGCGCTGACGCTGCAACGACGCCACACCATCAAGAGGCTCATCAAACTCAAGCCACATGTGGCCTTGGTCATCTTCGTAGCCACCGTCGGTGACGACCTCAATAAGACGGTCACGAAGTTCCTTCTGGCGCTTGGCCAGTTTGTCCGTCTCTATCTTTAGATGCTTGTACTCACGCACCATCGCCTCTGTGCTGTCCATGGGCTCAGGTACTCGCCGAGTGTCTGAAACTTTTGCCATCTTGTTCTCCCTTGTGATGTAGCACGTACATTACACCCGTGAGACAGATCATGCAAGACCCGAATCCGCGTGTCGCGTTTATATGTTGTATAAGTTACAGCAGGGGTCTGACATTTAGGGCTGGTTTGCGGCCAAGAAACTGATCAGCGATCCTGCTGTCAGGTCAACCCCACCTCGGGTGTTGATCCCTTTGCCGTCTATGACGGCTGAGGCAACGGCGGACTTTTGGTTTAAGACTTCAAATTGACGTTCTTCTATGGACTCCGACATCAGTAGATCTTGAATAACGACCGATGGCCAGCGCGACGATGCACGCTTGATCCTGCCGTTGCGCTGTACAGAGAGCCCACTTGACCATGGAAGATCAAAGTTGATCAGCATGTTTGCCTGCGGTAAGTCAACTCCGTAACCACCCGCATCAGTAGAGACCAGCACACGGGTCTCTGGGTTTGTTTGAAACTGCACCTTCGCTGCTTCTTTTTCGACGGCGTTCATGGCGCCCGTGTAAACGACGCCGCCTGTCTGTTCTTGAATGAGGTCTGCCATTAGGACATATGAACAGAAGATCACTATCTTGTTGGCGTCATCGCTGGACAGGTGGTCAGCAACAAGCGAGGTAAGTGCTTCAAGTTTTGGTGACTTTGCCTTTGATACGGTATTCAGTATCTTCTTATCTTCTAGTAGTTCTGCAAGATATTTAGAACCTTCGGTGCCGTAGGGACTCCACAGGGCCGCACTTTTTGAAAGAAGTGCGGGGTGGTCGCAGAGCATACGCAATGCGGTGACCTTGCTCATGATGCTGCCACGAAGCGCGTCCTCAGGTCCTCCCGTTGCAGAACCGTAACCATAATGTGCATCGATGCTCCATCCAGATCCGAATGAGGCTTGGGCGTCACTAAGTTCTTCTGCAAGATCGTTAGAAATCCTGCGGTAAAGGATCGATGAGTTGCGGTCAAATGGAATAATTATTGGGTCTTTGTGGATAGTTTCTGGAAGGAACGGAGCCACATCGGGGTCTGACTGTGACTTGCGTACAGAGGCGGTCATCACTCGCTCATGCAGTTTGGGAAGATTCCGATAACGGTCAACTCCTCCAAACTTGTTTCGCACGATGAAGGTTGCATCGAATAGATCAAAACGTTGCCCAAGAACCAAGGGGTCGACACTTTGCAAAATTGAGTAGAGTTCTTCGGGTCTCCCGTTTTCAATAGGAGTTCCCGTCAGAGCAAATCTGATACCCACACTACGTGAAAGTTCTTTGACCTTCTTAGATCGCTTGGATCGAAATGACTTTATGGCGGTGGCCTCGTCCATAATCAGGGCGTCAAAATCGATGTTCTTGACAAGGTCCCAGTCGTTGACAACTTGCTCGTAGTTCATGATTACGTAGGAGTAGTCATCAGCGGTCACGTACTGGCTGACTCGCTGTCCTTTAGTCCCATCAATAACTAGAGCAGTTTCCGTAGAAAATTTCTCAATTTCTTTCTTCCACTGGTACTTGAGGCTCGATAAGCAAACGACCAGTACGGGTTTTTTCAGTATCTTTGCATCACGCAATTCCTCGACTGCGCAGATAGTGAGCACTGTCTTGCCCAGACCTAGGTCGTAGGCGACCAGAACTTTCCTGCGCTCGGTCATTTTGTCAACGGCTTCTTCTTGGTAAGGAAGTAGTGTTCCTGTGAAACTCATTGAAACTCCTCGTCAATTTCGGTGGCTCCGCGCAGCAACGAACCGCATGAGGCGCAGACCATTTCGGTGAAGTAGCCAGCAATGGTCTTGTCGTCTGCAAACCAGATAAGTGCGTGAAAAACTTGGTTGCCGCACACACAGACGGTGGTTGGACCCATGAACAGCAGGTCGCTTCCGTCAGGCTCTACGTAAAAGATTTCGTAGACGGGTTGGCTCATGCGACTCCACCGAGAGCGGCTTTTCCAAATGCGCGGGACTTTGCTGTTTCCAGACCGGCAAGTATTTCTTCTGCGGTCATGTCTCCGGGATCTTTGGCGTCAACGTCTGTGTAGTTGAAAAAGCGAACGCTACGCAAAACTCCTTGGGTGTTCTTAAGCAACTCAATACTGGATTTGCGGCCTGCCTCATCCTTGAATGGATTATCAAGCGCGAAGACGACCTCGTCTGCTGCGCTCATAAGTAGTAGTTGCAGTTTGGACACGATGGCTCCAAATGTCGCGACCGCTCCCGTCACACCGTCAGCGTGCAGGCGCACCGCATCGAGTGGCGACTCAACGACAACCATGCGTCCGCCTTGAAAGGCGTGGTAGCCAAACAGGGTTCCACTCTTCTTAACACCCAGCGGGTAGTTGCGGAACATGCGGTCCACTTCGGACTTCTCCTGCCACCCCAGCAGTGAGTCATCGTTGGGGTTTCTAATGGGCAGAATCCACGACTCAGATACGAAGTTCCACTTAACGCCGTAAAGGTCACACGCTTCGGGTGTGAGGTGTCTGCGCCGCAGTGCCCATTTAGGTGGTGCGGAGTATCTATAGATCTGTGACTCCGAGATGGTCTGTCGGTGACTCACAATGGGTTGTGGCCCGGGTATGCGTGCAATGCTGTCGGTAATGTCGGGCTTGACGGTGAGGGTTTTAGCCTCATCAAAACTGACACCCTTGAGGTCGGAAATCAGGGTGATGATGGAGCCCCTGTACCCGCAGGAGAAGCAAAGGAATAAGCCCGTGTCAAGGTTTATTGACCACGACGGGTGTGAGTCCATCTTTCCCGTACGCTGAAAGTGCATGGGGCATTCAGCGACGAACTCGTCACCCCGAGCGAACCCGGATATACCGAGCCCGCCAAGGGTAGACGAGACGTCGATGCTGGTCACCTGTTAGAACTCTGCAACCGAAACAAGTCAGTTTCAGCGGTCAAAAGGTTGATAGCGGGAAGGAGTGCGTCAGCAATGTCGCCCTCTCTGGAGAGCAAATGTGATGTCACAGCGTCAACGACAACGTCCGCCATCTGCAAGTAGTAACGTCGGTCTTCGATGATCGCGTGGTTCCACGGGATGGCCTGCTCATCAGATGTGTAGATAAGTTCGGCTATCTCTTCTATCAATGCACTCATTGGCATCCCTTCGGTAAGTGTAGTGCTGAATGGTAGTAAATGCTACACCTGTGGAACGCTTGGTGCAAAGCGGCTCGCCGTAATACATCCCGGACATTTGTTGGCGGAATCCTCGTCATGAAAACAGCCCGTGTCCCAGCGCCAGATCAGCACGGTGGAGTCGGGTCCGCAGTTACGCGAGGCCACAATCCGCAGTTCGCGGATCTCATCATCCTCGGGAACTTCTTGCAGACCAAGAATCACATCAGAGTCTTGGAAGAAACTGGACGAGTACCCGATGGAATCGGCAGAGACCTTGCCACCCTTCATCTTCCACAGAAGAGTCTGCGTGGATATGACGACCGGAATGTTGATCCTCTGCGCAAGTCTTTTCAGTGAGCGGGTGATGTTTGTGAGTGCCTGTGGAGTGTTTGATTCTCCACTCTGCTCGTCCTGCATCAGGTACACACCGTCAATAAACGCCACGTCAGGCTTGGTCTGGTCAATCTTTGCCGCCAAAGCGCTCACCGTTATGCCGTGCATGGCGTCACTGAGCGTAAACTTATTGCTCATCAACTCCATGTCGGTCAGCATGTCTCGATAACTGTCCAACTCCGGGGAGGTAAGTGATCCCCGACGCATCCGGTCATGGCTGACCTTGGACCGCATCGAATCATGGCGCACCTGCTGCTCAGTATTAGACATCTCAAAAGACTGAAACAAAACGTTATGGCCCGCCTCATGGATGTTGATAGCGGTCTGAAGCAGGATCTGAGACTTACCCGTCTTGGGAGGTGCGATAACGGTGACGAGTTGGCCACCCTGCAGACCTGCAGTGGCCTCATCGATCTTCTCATAACCTGTTGGTAAGCCTAAAAGATTACCTGCCGAAGATGCCAGATCCTCGTACAGGCTGAGCCGTGAAAGCGGATCACGCTCCAGTTGCATATCGGTGACACCCGGAACTCCTTCACGATGAATGTCTGTGACACCACGCTCAATAAGTACGAGAGCGGCCTCGTGATCATTGGTCGATGAAAGAACCTCAGCAGCACCTTGGATCGTGTCCTCGACCTTGACATAGCGCCTGTAGGCAATGAACTGGTCAAGAAGGTAGTCCAAAGAGTCCTCAACCTTGAGGATGGCAAAGTTGGGAAACTCAGCCTTAACACTCGTGGCGGTGGCGACCTCACCGTACCTGCCCCAGTGCTCAACCAGCCACTTAAAAACCTGACGAACATCAGGGTTAACAAACCAGTCAGGCTGAACACCAGTAGAAAGCAGTGGTGTGATGTTGCGGTCCCGAATGGCGCGAGATATTAAGCGAACCTCATTATCTGCCGCCATCAGAGTGAACGATCCAGATGACCCAAGCCGATCCCACGACCGCCATACCGTGCCTGATTCTCAGGGGTGTCCACCACGCCGATAACTTCTGGCCGATACGGCAGATCACTCAAAAGAGAGAACAGATCAGGATAGGTCGTGGAATAGTTCACAGGATTTGTCCCCAAGTTGTCGAGTTGTGTAAGCCGTTTATCTGCCTCGTCCTGACCCACACCAAAATTAATCAGTTCAATACGGATCGCAGAACGCTCAGTGTATCTCCAGATACGATTCAATGCTACACGGTCAAACCTGCGAATACTAGTAGTTCCCACCCTCACCCCTAACACCTTGCGCGGCTCATCTTGAGCCACGGTAATCGATTCATACGTCACAAGAATCCTTGGAGGAATCTCGTTAGAAATGTCACCCCTAATCAACTAAAGAACCTCAATCCTCCCGTAACGCACCACGAAGTCCCGAAACTTCTCGTTGGTTGTCATCACACCAGAGAGGTCATCACCCTGAGCGTTCTCATGCACCATCAACGGATAGTGACCGTTATTGCTCTCCAGACGCGCTATAACAAACTTGGTATGGCGACAGATGGATCGACCCTTATACGTCGGGCAATTACAGCGAGCCGATGCATCATCAAGGTTCATCTCAACCTCAAAAATAGCGGGCTGCTTGGGTGACAAAAACAACTGAACAGTGCGCCAATCGCTCACGTTAGTCCTCCTCATGGGTTACCTCCATGATGACGGCTATAAAAAAAATATCACTCGATAAGTTACCCAAAAAAGAATCCTTCGGCCGCGACTTAGACGTGACAATCGTGGGAAGGCCCTGATCAAAACGACGACCAATGAGAGCATCCAACGTCGAATCCACCCAGCCCGACTCCGTCCGGTGCTCGTCCCCGTAGCCCGACAAGATCAACAGGTCGTCGTCAAGGCGCGTGCGAAACTCACGCTCGCCCTCGGGACGCTCCGAGGCCAAGTAGTCGCTGCTCCGCAGGTAGAGCAGGGAACCAATAGACTCCCTGATCAACAAGTCCTGAGCCACCGCAGTGGCGACCGCCACGCCATGGCGTCCCACCAGCCAGAGACCTTTCCCACAAAACTCAAAGTTTCCCACCGCCCGAACAACGTCCCCAGCGGTCACATGCTCGGACCACTTCTCCACCAGACCCTGCGGTCGGGCACCTTCAAGTAGGGGTGCCACATGCGGGGAATCTGGCAGTAGTCCAAGGTATCGGGGGCCAATCTTGGATAATCGTAAGCGCGAGGTTGTTAGGCCCTTGTACTCCCTCACAGGGCCTCCATCTGGGCGTCCAGACTGGAGACCCAGTCGTCGGAAATCTCCTCGCGGGTGATCTCGCGGTAGTTCTGCTGCAAGAAATGCAGGAATCGTTTGTAGGCTGGCGGGGTCTCGGTCAGCGAGGTGACCGTCTCGATATCTTCAAAAAATCGATCCACGGCGGTTGCCATGTCTGTGACCGAGAGGCCGTGATCTTTGGACCACTTCTGGAGCACCACGGTCATGGTCGATCCGTCGGTTCCTCCGCCCAAGATGTCTGGGCGTGCGGTGGCCATCCTGTGGCGGAACTCCTTGACCACATGGGCGACCGACCACTGGTCTCGGGGCGTCAGTCGGTGGTATTTCAGGGCCGCACGGCGTTCGGCACGGGTCATCCGTTCACGGTGTGAACGCTTTTCGGTACGGCCAACACCTGCGAGGTTCTCTCCGTCGTCGGTTTCGTAGTAAATCGGCACTATTCGTGTTGTCCCTTTCTCGGGGGTACCCCGGGAGGTAGGAGAACCGTTAGGTTCTCCTAGCGACCCACTGTCACTTGTCGACATGTCGTCCTTGTATACGTACCCTTTTTGTCTCACTGGTGAGACTTTCTGTCTCATATCTGGGACTTCTTGTCTCACCTGTGGGACTCCTTGGTGTTCCTGCGGTACGGCGTAAACGCCGTTTATGGAGCGAATTAGGACGCCTTTGTCGACGATTCCTTGGATAAATCGGTGCGCGGTTGCCCGACTAACGGACATTGATGCGGCAACGTCTTCGATTCTGACGCGGATTACCCCCTCGCGTTCGTGCGTGAAAATAATGCATGCGGCCATGAACTCTTGGGGCGTGAGCCCCTTGTTGAGTAATTCATTCGCCGATGTCATGTATGTTCCGTTTCGTGTGTCGTATGGGTAGACTGCGTATGTTACACCTTGTTGGATAAATTGCGGAAGCGACGCGACCGAAACATCTCCTGCATCTCTGACCTGACCGTTTTAAGAACCTCCGCAGTCACCCGCGAGATCACCTCATCGATGTAAGGAACCGCGTCCACAACAAGTTCTTGGTACTCGTCTGCCATGTCTAAACTGGCTACACCTCGCGAGGCAAGGATCTGTAGATACTTGTACTGCTTGCCGCTGTCGTCCCAGCCCATTAAGACAAGGTCTCCAAGTTGGGCAAGGCTCACGCAGTACGAGTCCCTGTCCGCTACGGTTACAAGTTCGGACGCGTTCTCTAGAGTATCTTCATCAAGTTCTGCGTCAGTGACAATAGTTACTGGTATTCCTAAAGAAAACACCCACTCGGTGACGACCTCTGACGCAGGAAGTGAGACGACAACCTCACTAACAAGATCGGTTAACTCCGGGAATACCTCGGGCGAGCAATCGCTCGGTACGACAATAACTTTCATCGCCGACCTCGCAACGTTGCGGAAGATACTTTGGTCATCGAGTACAAGACCTGAATGGAGGTCAGCGCGATGAACGCACTGGCTGCCGCCCAGACTAGTAGTTGCGGAATCGTGACCGCGTCCGTCAGCAAAATCCACGTACTAACGCTCGACGATAGTATCGCGGTCGGGACCCTGTAGAACTGAATATCTATCCAGTAATCAATGATCGAAATTATGAGGGCTGTAGCAGCCGCTGCCAGTAGGAGATCCATACTTGGCACCTTATCTACTCTTCGTAGATTCCTCTCGGGATAAGTGACTGAACTTGTGGATCAGGGGAGTCCCAAAGCAGCACCCGAGCCCGAACTCCCACGGGCAGGTAATAGGGGAGGGTCTGCTTGAGCCGCCCCAACTTGATGGGTGCCTTGTTGTACAGAAGTGAATACGAGCCCGGGGTGCCATCTGACCAGCGACCATCTTGGTTATCAATATCGGACAGGTCACCTGAGAAGAAAGTTTGTATCCTGTCAGCCCGCTCCATCAGCACGTTATCGATGTAGACCGTACCTGTTCCCTCAAATCGCAGTACCGCATACGTGGCACTTGAAGGGGATGTTAGCGCCGCTTCGATGCGAGACCACTCGGTCGATAAGTCATCAAACACGTATTCGGACACGGACACAACGGCGTCAGAGTAGTCGTACCACGTCACGACCATGGAGCAACTTCCCAACTCAGACAGCGCGTATGCCGAAAGGCTGTACGAGTAGTTTCCTACAACGGGGATGTCGTTGCTTTTAAATGCCCACGAAGTGCCCGTCGCTTTACCGGATTTGCTACCACTTACAGACTGTTCAGTTGAGGTGGCTAGAGATCCACTTTCGACAGTCCACGTCGTACCCGCTAACTCAAACGAGGGATCAAAGATCAGGTTAAGGCGATCCGGCTGACATACCACTGTCACCGTTGCAGGATCGCGGTACACGTACTCCACTTCGTAAGTACTGTAAACGAACGCGCCGTAAATTCCGTCCTCGCCGTACTTTGTGTTTGTTCTTCCCGTGAAAAAGTCTCCAAGACGGCTTGACTTCTCGACAAGAAATCCATCGACGTAGAAAGAGTCAGCGCTGGAAAAAGTTGTTGGTGTGTCAACGGAAAATTCAAGACGTGTCGAGTTAGTGGGTGCCGTTACTGTGTAAGAAAGGCGAGTCCACTCGTTAGCGTTCAGAGACGCCGAGTCAGCAGTACTTGTCGACAGCAGGGTAGCACCGTTGTACCACTTGAACGAAACAGTGGCCGTGGATGACTTGGTAGGCCGCGCATACACAGACCCCGTGAAGGTCTCGCCCTCAGATGCAGCAATGGTCCCCGTGTTAGTTATTCCAAGACTGCGAGGTGTCCCATCAGATGACGCGGCTCTAAAAGATGTACTTCCATAAAGGCTCACTGCACTGGACGACTCAAGAACCCTGCTTGCACTTGTCACAAGTTTGACAGAATCAATCTCAGGCTCCACAGGAGGGTAATTGAAAAGGTTTGCTCTAACTCGTACGGCCTCATTTGTGAAAGCCAACATATCGAGGTAGGCAACATCTCCAGTAGAGCCAGAAACGTTAATACGAAGCGCTGCGAATGCTGCGTTGTCTGGTGCGATCACAGGACCACCTGCAGATTCCCAACTAGTGGTCGTCAGCACACCCGACGGAGTAGAGACCGAGATCAGATCGCCCCGCACATCAAGCCAGTGAACAGACGGCTCAACAACGACATCGTCACCGTCAGACTTACACGGAACATCGAAGTAGTAAGACTCTCCAGCAGTTACCGGAATTGACAATAGTCTGTTGTAGTCGGCAGGAAGTTCAAGAACTGCAGAAGAATTTACAAGCGTGACCTTACCCACACCTAGCCGACTAAACGGGTACTCGTCTGTTTCTGTCGCTATCTCAGGACCTTGCATCCCGAGTTCCACTATCGGCTCAACCTCTAAAGAAACATCGCTGGGGTTGAAAGACCAGTTACCTGTCGAACTCTCAAATGAAGCATCATCAAGAGATAGAAAAAGATTTGTTGAATCCGTTACCACGGTCTGCCATCCTGTCAGGGCCTCTACGAACGTAGTGATGCCCCTGAGAGTTCCCTTATTTCTGTAGATGTACCCAGCCTCCCTGTAAAGACGAGCATTTGCAGCAACTCCGAGAATGTACTCGGAAGGCATGCCCACTCCCGTCACAAAAATCTCACTCAGGCGGCGCGTGACGTGTAGGTTTCTGTTCTCAGGAAGAATGAAATCCACCATGGAGGACAACTCGTCAAATGTGAGTCCAAAGGAATATAAAAACTTTTCAAGGTCTGACTCTTCGTCTTGAGTTGGAGAGAAAGGATTCCCGTCTTCCGACGAGTACATAGTTGGTAAGAAACTTATAAGTTTCTTTGTAGACTGCTTATTTGTCGGGATAACGACAGAGGTTGCCGCGTCTTTGAACCACGCGCCGTTGTCATCAAAACCAAACAACGTGTAGTAGGCAGTCCCCGCCTGTTGCGAGTAGGGCGCACTGAGTTCAGGCACCACCATTACTGCTGTCGCGTCTAATACAGTTGTCGTGGAGGCCGTGACAGTTCCTGACGAAACGGTAAAGCCGTCGGAAGGGTCTTGCGCCGCTCCCGTGTTTGACCGCACTAACACGTACTGGCTGCCCACTCGGGTAGGGGCCTCGATGCTAATTTCAACGGTTCCGTAATCAATAGCCTGAGCAAACAGGTAAGACTGAGTGATGACGGGGCCAAAATTGCCGTAGACGCTCCCGCCGTACTTGAATGTCTTGAAAGTTCCTGCCATCAGTTCTCCAGTGTTGTGTGTTCAGTTGTCCCTACCAAGAAAGCGTGTGACTACTCTTCTTTTCCCCACTTGCCTAAAGGGCACTCTGCGCCCGACAATCTTGTCTTAACCTTCATGAAACAGCCACACTTCTTACACGTCCATGTTGGTTTGAAAAGTTCAGGACATGCATTACAGATTGCGGCGCGAGCAAAGGCTTTTTCTTTATCTATGATCACTGGAGTCCTTCCAAATAGTTTGCCAACTCGTCTTCAAATTCCAACTGGTCTTGAGAATTTATGACGGTAGTTTGTTCGTTTGATACCAGACCTAACTCCTTAGACTGCTCTGTTAAGTCTGCAAGTACTTTCTGTTTGTCTCCCCACAATTCCTGTGGGCAGTAGGTGTCTGCCTTTGTTGTTTCGTCAAGCACTGGCTTTTCTGACACCGCGCAGGTCATGGTTGTTAGGTTGAGAAAAGGACATGATTTGCAGAGGCTAAGTCTTTCTTCTCTTTCCACTCGCCCTACGCGGTCACCCGGAAGGCAGCCGTCCCAAGGGTTATCATCAAGAAGTACGTGGGCAGCCTGTGGACCTTCGTGGGTACCTTCGATCCGTGTAGTCGTCACGTCATTGGACTCACTATGAACTGCCACTAAAAGTACCCATGGCCCGGGGATGAGGTCTACTTCGTGAATGTAAACAGTGACCCCGTGTTCTGTTCTAAGTAGCCGAAGTCCAGTGCAAAAGTCGTAAGTAGCAACAAGGTTGCCGTCCTCATCAAATACACACAAGGATGTTTGATCGTTTCTGATAACTGATTCTTTCGAGATGGTGTGCAAATAAATAATGCTCATGTCACGTTACCTTGTACCATTCTGTTGTGCTGTTGATGTAACCCGGTTCGTCAATAAGTTCATCGCATATTGGATCTCCGTAGCAAGTAGAACAGCAAGTTGAGCAATTCACCGTGATTGTTCCGCAGTAGTACGTGGGACAACCGCATTCTCCGTATCCTTGCCCAACGCCCGGAGGGCACGGGCTACCACTACACCCCCCACTGCAAGTGACGGAACACGGCTGGCACCCTACACAGCATTCATACGGGTTTTCTCGGCAACTGTAATTGTATTCTCGGCGTTCCATAAATGCAGGTGCAGACTGTGGCGCACCAGCGGCGTAACTGTAGGTAAGTGAGAATCTGGCATCGACACTTGTGAGTGAGTACCTGCGCTTACCATCAACCGTTGACACATTCGCGGTTCCGCCCCCTGATATCAAGGTAGGTGTGTACACACCGGTATCAGCAGTGTTGGTTACCTCGAACACTCCTGTTGAAATATACGCAATGACTGGTGCGGGCGCTGATCCTAAAGTGGACGTTCTCCACGCGCCGCCAACTTTTACCGAGGACGACGCTACCGTCCTCCACACCCCGCCTACTTTGACGGCTGCTGAGGCGGGGGTCTTCCACACCCCACCGACCTTTACTCCTGACATTAGACGTACTTGATCCAGAGATCACCGTCGGCTCCACCAGATGGATCAGCGGTCGAGATTGTAATTTGTCGAGCCCCAGTAGATCCTGTAGCGGTGGGCGATACAACGGTCGTGGTGCCCGTGAACGTCGGACTGGCTATAGGTGCTTTGGTATTCAACTGTGTCTGTATTGAACTTGTAACACCGTCGATATAGCCAAGTTCAGTTGACGATACCGAACCTATTGATGTTGTTGAAGGAAGTGTGGTTGTCCCTGTGAAGGTCGCCCCCGCGCTAGGTGCTTTAGCAGCAAGGTCACTGGTAAGACCCGTAACTGCCGACTGAGCAA